ATTTACATTATTTGATGAAATAGGCGGAGAAGATACACCTATAGATTTAAGTAATGTAGGGGATATTTTTATTAACTTTCTTGGATCAAGTGATGATATCGATATAAAAAATCATACTCAAGTTGAAGAAGTTAATTTATCACAAGGTCAAGTATTATTTAAAATTAGTAGATCTGATAGTAAAAAGATTTTAGCATTAGATAATAATAATTTTTATATTTCTTCTAAAATGGTAGATCCAATTGATGAATCTGCTTCAGATCAATCTGTTCTTTATCAAGGTTTATGGTTAGCTGCTGATGCTGCAAATAGAACTACACTAACTTCTCAAATAGAAGACCAAAGAATAGAATATAGTGTTGAGTTAGCAAAATTACAAGATGAGAATACTCTTCTTAAAGCAGATAACGCAGAATTAGTAAATTCAGCAGCAGAAGATTTATTAACAATACAAACACTACAACAAAGTAACCAAGAATTAGCAGATGAGGTAGAAAGATTATCAGCTGAAATTGGAAGTCTTAATAATGACCTTAGACTTAATGCAGCAAATGCTCAAGCAAATGCTAATAATCAATTAAAAAGGAGACAGCAAATAAACGCACTTAAGGTTTCTGCAAGATCTGCAAGAACTGGTGCAAGAAGTAGAATTTTTTATAGACAAGCTGCTAGAAATTTACAAAATTTTACAATAGGCAAGAATTTCTATGGTGGTATATTAGGAAATGGAATAAATAATGTATTATGATATTAAGCGCAAGAAATAATCAATTTAAATTTGATTTTCCAAGAAACTTTATACCTGAGCCAATTGCTAAAAAGTATAAACCTTTTCTTACTAGAATTCCTGGTGGGTTAATTAAAGAACCTATTGATTATTGGAATTATGGAATACAATCTTTAAATTTACCAGGACCTTCATTTGATGCTGTAACTCAAGTAGACTATCCAGGTAATCAAAGAGCGTTTAGAGCTAGCTTACCAAAGCAACAATTATTTGATAAGACTATGACTGTTACTATGCAAGCATTTGACGGTTATGTGAATTACTGGATGGCCGTAGAAATGTTTGACTTTTATTATAAATTAAGCGGTAAGCATCCTTATTTACCTGAAGGTGTTGGTGTACAAATGCTTGATGCTGATGGAACTGTATTTGTAACTGTTCAATTAAAAGATATGTTTATTTCTGAAGTAGGTGCCTTGGATTTAAATTTTTCAAGTAATACTATTGAATTTCAAACTTTTGATATTACTTTTGGCTATAACATCTTAGATGTTGTTGTTAATGTGGTCTAATATATAAAACAAATAAAGTATACAAATGAAAACCTTTAAAGACTATTTACAAGAATCTCATAATCAGAGTGTGGATGTTCAAAACCTATTGAATGAATCACATGATTTATCAAAAGAACAAGAAGATGCAATAGATTCTACAGTAGATAGAATAATCGAAGCTCAAAAAAATGGAAAGAATTTAGAAGATTGTGTTGAGGAGATTATTAATGAAGGTGTTTTAGGAAGTATATTTGGTGGTCTTACTGGTTTTGCATTAGGAAAGACAATAGGTAAAGCAGTAGCTAAAGTACTAGGAGTTACAAAGGGTGCTCTTTACGATTTATTAACCTCACGTCTTGTAGGTGCTGCGCTCGGTGCAGTTATCGGCAAGAGAATATAATTAGAATGATTCATATAGGAATTGACTTTTCATTAAATAGCCCTGGTGCCTGTGTTGAAACAGCCGATGGTAAATATCACTTTATAACTTTTTTTAATTACGGAAATCGTATATGGGATGAAGAAGGTAGAAAAATACCTAAAGCATTTAGTGTACACAAAGAATTAATGGATGATAATGCTTTATTAGGATTTCCTTATAATAGGCAAGTTACAAGTAAAGAGTTTTTACCTAGAGAGAGACAGAAGTTAGAGGATGCCGGAAATATTAGTTCACTTATGGTTAATATATTTTCAACATTATTTGAAGGTGATAAAGTAGCAGTTGCACTAGAAGGATTTTCATATGGCTCTAAAGGTAATTCATTTATAGACATAATTCAATATAATACATTTTTAAGAAAGGAATTAATAGATAAGTACTCTATAGAAAATTTATCTGTATTTCAACCATCTCATGTAAAGAAGTTAGCAGGTAAAGGAAATGCTAATAAACATTATATGGCTAAAGCATTTCAAGATGATGTCCTTAATGATAAGAACCTAAGGAGCACTAAACTTTGGAAATGGACTCAAGGAAAGGACTTCAGCATTAAAATACCTAAACCTATCGATGACATCGTTGATGCCTACTTTATACTTAAAGCCTTAAAGGCTAACAACTAGATACTTTTCTTACTCTGAATAGTTAAAAATTATATTGCAACATGTTGAGTTTGTTTCAGCATTATCTAAAATAAATTAAAATAAAATGATAAAACCTTTAGGAAATAGAATATTTTTAAAAAAAGATGAGCAGCCAGATAGAAAAGGTGACATAATTTTATTAAAACAAGATGGTATGTATGCTCCTCCATATTCAGGAACAATCCTCGGGGTAGGTAGTGATGTTGAAGATAAAGAATTAATAATTGGTGAAAAGGTTCTTTTTCATGATTTAGCTGGCACAGAGATTAAATATAATGGAGAAACTGTATTTAGCTTAAGAGAAAAAGATATTACCGCAATAATAGATAAAAAAGTAAATATAGTCTGAAACAAACTGACTTAGGGGATATATAATAAACAAAGGAATCAATAAAGTATTGGTACTTTTTAAAGGCGATAACAAGGCGAAGTAAATAGGCAATTAAATAAAAGAAGTTTAGGCACGAAGGCTTGTTATCATAAATTAATAATAACAAAAATAAAAAAAAGGCAATTAACATGGCAAATGAATTCGACATTTTTAATGTAAGTGTAAAAGATTTAGACACTGGTGAAAGAAAATCTACCGCAGGTAGCGATCTATATTCACCTAAACCAGATCAAGGACAGGACGGAACTTACCGTTCTTTAATTAGGTTTCTACCTAATGCTAAAAACCCAAGAAAACCATTCGAGCGTAAATTTGTTTACTGGCTAGAAGACAGAGAAGGAAACGGCTTTTTCGCTGATTCACCTTCAACAGTTGGAGAAAAATGTCCTGTACAGGATATGTTCTTTAAACTAAGAAACTCTGAATCTGCTGTAGATAAAAAGATGTCAGAAGGTTTAAAGCGTAGAGAAGTATTCTATTCTTTGGTACAAATCATAAAGGATCCACAAAACAGAGATTTAGAGGGACAAGTTAAAATCATGAAGTTTGGTTATAAAATCAAAACTAAAATTGATGAAGAACTTAATCCTCAATTTGATGAACCTACTCAAGTATTCGACCCATTTGATGGAAAGAATTTTGAATTAGTAATTTCAAAGAAAGGTGGTTATCCAAATTATGATTCATGTAAATTCCACGGAAATAAATCTGCTATGGAAATCAATGGTGAAAAGGTTACTGATACTGATGAAAGCCGTAAAGCAATTTTAGGTTTACTAAAAGATGCACCAGATTTATCAACATGGGGTTATAAAGCATGGGACGATGTTATAAGAACAAAGGTAATGAATGTATTATCTCAATTTACATCTCCTGGTGATTCAATTCAAAATATCACAAGATCAAAACCAGCACCAGTAAATACACAAGCTACTGAGGCTGCTGCGACTAAAGCAACAACTGAAACAAAGGAAACTCCTAAAGCTGAACCTGCAAAGGTTGGTGAAAAGGCAGATGACTTTGATGATTTCATTAATGGTTTAGATCTTTAATAAGTATGGCAACAGAAGTAATAATATCTTCTGAAATGAAAGCTCGGATCATTGATAAGGTGGTCCGAGTTCTTCATACTAATCATACTCATCCAGAAAAAAGAAGAATGCTGGAGAGTAAAGGTAGGTTAAACTTTGCATGCCCTTATTGTGGAGATTCAACTGACAACGTTAGAAAGAAGAGAGGCAACTTATATTGGAATGATTTATACTTTCATTGTTATAATTGTTCTGCTCATGCATCATTAGATGTTTTCTTAGCTGAACATAATCAAAATTTTGAAGGAGATGATAGGGTTGATGTAATTAATTATATAAAAGAAAACCGTAAACATTTTTCATTAGGTGAAAGTTTAGATTTTTATTTGTTTGATAAAGCAAAAGATCTTGCATTAACATTTGAGGAATTATCACTAGGGTTTAATGTATATCCAATTAATACGCTTACTTATCAAGCATACCCATATTTAAAAAGCAGGCTGCTTCACCATAAGACTGATAGGTTTGGTTTTGATCCAAGGCGTCGAGAATTATATGTTTTTAATTTAACACCGGATGGTAAAATCTTAGGATTTCAAACAAGAGACCTAGGTGGCAGTGGTGGTCCTAAATATAAAACATGGAACATTGAAAGAATATATGATAGGCTAAAACTAAAATTAGATGTTACTGTAGAGGAGTTAGATAACTTAAATAAAATATCAATGCTGTTTGGTATTTTAACTGTTGATATGTCTAGAGACTTTTCTATTTTTGAAGGTCCTATAGATGCAATGTTTATGAATAACTCAATAGGATTAACTGGAGTTAAAAAACAAATAATAGAATTTAATGAAATACCTACAGCAAGATATTTCTTTGATAATGATATGGAAGGTAAAACCAGAATGATTGAAAAATTAAAAGGCGGCCAAACTGTATTTATGTGGGATAAGTTTTTAAAGGACTTTGATATTCCTGCAAGAAAAGTAAAAGATTTAAATGATTTGGTAAAATGGGAATATACTAATCGTACTGGGTGCTTAAGTGACCTTGATAAATATTTTACAAATAATTCATTAGATATTATTTTTATTTAATGGGTTTAAAAAATTATAACAATTTTGTGAGTGAAGAGGTAGATGACTTTTATAAAGATTTAGAAAATAGCAACAAAAGATTAAAACTATTTGCTACATTTAATAAATCAAAAATAGAACAAGTAAAAACTAGTTTTTCTATACCTGCTCCTAAAAAGAAGTTTCAGCCTAAAGTAAAGGGCTTTAAAAAGATTAATAATGATAAAGGTATATTTTAATGGAATATAATGATTCTGATACTGGTGCTGCTAATGAAGAATTAGCAACAAGGTTAGCTAAAGATAGAGATGATTGGAAAGTAAAGATAAGTAATTTAGTTGGCTTATTAAAAGAGGTTCGCGATTTAGCCGAATGTCAAGTAACTATGCTATCTTATAGACAGATCTTATTAGATAAAATTACTGATTTTAAAACAACTAAACTCAAAAGACAGGCTGCTTATGATAGGTACTATAAACTTAAGTATAGAGAATATTCTGTTGAGTATGATATTAAATTAACAAGTGGTGAAAAGGTTGCTTTTATTAAAGCTGATTTATCTCACCTAAGAACACAAATGGAAATGTTACAATCTCACATGGATTATTATCAAGAATGTATAAAGACTTGTGATAACTTAGCATTTGCTATTCGCAATAGAATTAATTTAGACGATAAAGAATATTAATGGAATTATCCCTATCCGAAAATAAAAAGTTTTTAGTTATAGATGCATGTACTGAATTAGAGTATGAGCAGCTAAAGAGTAGCTTGACTAAAAAAATTGAAGGATGGAGATTTCACCCTTTAGTTAAAAAGAAAGTATGGGATGGTAACGTCTCCTTTGTAAAAAGAAATAAAATTCCAGCTGGTTTATGGAAAGAAATTTTAGATGTTTGTAAAGATTATGATTTTCCTGTTACCTTAAATAATATAACTGATATATTTGATACTGAAATTAAAGAAGATGCGTTTAGGTTATGGGTTACTGAAATTTTTAAAAAACAGCCAGATTTTAAACCTAGAGAATATCAAATAGATGCAGCATTTAAAATATTAAAGTATAGAAGATGTTTAGCTGAATTAGCAACGTCTGCAGGAAAGACACTAATATCCTTTATGGTAGTTGCTTATCTTATGGATAAATTAAATAAGAAAAAGATCTTAATGATTGTTCCAAATGTAAATTTAGTTTTACAGGCTACTGGTGATTTTGATGAGTATAATAAATGTGGAGTTCCACTAAAGACTCAGCAAATATACGCCGGAGTTAAAATAAGAAAGAGTTCAAATTTAGTTATCGGTACTTATCAATCATTAGTTAAAAAAGATGAGGAGTACTTCAGCCAATTCGATGCTGTCTTTGTAGATGAAACTCATAAAGCAAAAGCTAATTCAATCCAAAAGATTATGGACAAATGTTGGCACTGTGATTTTAGGTTTGGTTTAAGTGGAACAATTCCTAAAAAAGGAACTGTTAATAGATTAAGCTTAATGTCTGCTATGGGGCCATTGGTTACTCAAGTTAAAGCAAACCAATTACAACAAGAAGGTTTTATTGCCAGCTGTAAAGTTATGCAACTTCATATGGATTATGCAACACCTGAGCAAAAAGAATCATTTTCCTTTTTATCTAAAAACCCACAAGATAGACAACGGTTATTTGGATTAGAACAAAATTTTATAAACCAAAGCGAAAAGAGATTAGATTTTGTTTGTCAGGTAATTAAAAAGTCTACATCTAATTCATTGGTGCTATTTCATAAGATAGCATACGGTGAAAAGCTATATAATAAATTAAGGCATATAACAGACAAGAAGGTTTACTATGTAGACGGCTCTGTTAACGTAGATATAAGGGAAGAATTTAAAAGCCGAATGGAAAAGAATGATGATGTTATTATTGTAGCATCTTATGGTACTTTCTCCACAGGTATTTCAATTAAAAATATACATAATATCTTTTTTACCGAAAGTTTTAAATCTGAAGTAATTATCAGACAAAGTATTGGTAGAGGGTTAAGAAAGCATGCATCGAAAGATGTTGTAAAAATCTATGATTTTATAGATGATTTTAGATATAAAGCCGAAGACCATGATTGGGTTAATTATATCTACCGCCACGGTATTGCTAGGCGAACAATATATAAAGAAGAAAAGTTTCCATTCGAAGTTCAGAACATAAGATTCTAATATAGAATATCTTTTCACTAAGACATGGATATATAAAAAAAATAAAAATAACTAAAATGAAGTCAATCAAAAAGTTTTCTGCAATGACTGCAAAAGATCAATCGATCACTGAGTCAGCAAAAGTAACAAAAGAAGCTGTTGATGAATTGATCAAAAAGATTGGTTTTGACAGTATAGAAGAGTTAAAAAAGGAGAAAGATCTTCTTTCAAAACTCGAAGCAATGTCTAAGACATTTGCAAAAAGTAATGATATATCTGAGGATGAAATCGAAGAAGATAGAGCTGAAGATATAGAAGATGAAATAAATGCTAAAGGTAAATCTAAATCCTTAGAAAATACTGAAGATAAAGGAAGCGACGAAGAAGTTGTTGCCGATGTTGAAGAAATAGAAGAAGAAGTTGAGGATGACTTAGTTTCTGATGAACAAGAAATCACAAAGGAAGTTCCTGCTGAAGCTGATGAAGTTGAAGATGAAGACGGTGTAGATGTTGCTTCTGAAGAAAAAGAAACTCCAAAGGCTACAAAAAGAATTATGGCTTTCGAAGATTTCATTAAAGAAAAAGAAGAAACTATTAATAAAAACATTTCTTATCATGATGATGATGAAGAGCCAGAAGATTATGCTGTTCCAGTAGCAGCCTCTGCTGATCCTCTTGCTGAAGGTACTGAAGCTAAAGGTAAAGAAGATGAAAAAGAAGGTGATGAGCTAGAAGATAAAGGAGATAAGAAGGTTGATTCTGAAGATGATAAAGAAAAGGCAGACCATTATAAAGGAGCTGTTAAATCTGATGATAAACAAATTGATGCTTTAAAGAAAGATGCTGAATACGATAAAGAAGAAGAAGAAGATGCTGAAAAGAATGAATCTACTATTATGGATTTTGCAAGTTTTGTAAATGAAGCTTATGACAAAGTTGTATTTGGTGGAAACAAAGGAGATAAGTCTAAAACTAAAGAAGATGAAGAAGACTTTGAAGATGAAGATAAAACTGACGAAAAGTTTGATGATGTAGTTCTTGGAGGTAATAAAGGAGATAAGTCTAAAACTAAAGAAGGAGAAGAAGATTACGAAGATGAAGATAAAAAGGATGAAGCATATGATGTAGTAACTTTAGGTGGTAATAAAGGCGATAAGTCTAAAACCAAAAAAGGTGAAGAAGATTATGAGGATGAAGATGAAAAGGATGAATCAGTAGAAGAAGGTGTAGGTGAAGTAATTACTAAAGTGGAAGGCGATGAAATTAAAGATGAAGAAGCTGGTGCTGATGGTATTGCTATTCCTGTAATTAAAGGTGACGGACCAGAAACTGCTGCAGGTATTGCAGGAGATATGATGGATATGGGTAAACCTAAATCTATTGAAGGTAAAGGTAAAGAACTAATTACCCCAGATCAAAAGGTTACTGAAGTAATTCCTGATTCACCAAATGATGTATCTGAAGATGGTATTGAAATTCCACTAGTTAAAGAAGAGGAAGAAGTATTAGCTGATGATTCAATTGCGGAAAAATTTAGAAAACTTGCTATTAATAAATTAGGTAAAGTAAATGAAGCTGAAATTAAATCTGCTGACCAATTCAAAGAATATGCAATGAAAATGTTAAAGGATGCATTCGGAGATGATTTTGATCAAACTAAAGCAACAGAAGTTGCTGATGGTTTAATTGATAAGTACGGTGAAGATTACGGCGCAATGGTCGGAGCTTTACAATCTACTATGGGATCATAACAAATCAATATAAATTATAAAAAAACAAAATTATGAGTAATATAAAAAAGTTTTCAGAATTTGTAAATGAATCACTTAATGAAGGTGAATTACCATCTTGGGTTGAGAGCGGTCCTTATGACAGCCTCAAAGATATGTTTGCTTATATTGGTAATGATATTCAAAATGATGATGGTTCAGAGATGACAGTAGCTGATGTTGATAAAAATTATAAACCAGCTTTAAAATATCTAGGAGTAAGATCTATTGCTGATATGGGATTTATTGCCTCTACTCCAAATGAGGATGAATTGTATGATATTGTTACACCTCAAATGAAAAGTTCTAACTTTCTTGGAAATGATAGAGGAAAAGGAATGAATCCAACTCCATACACTGCTGCTTATAAAGGAATGTTAGGAGATGTAAAGATAATTATAGTACAAGATATTAATGGAGAAAATAGTTATGCATTTGCTGCAACCCGCGGAGGAAAGCTTAAATAAAAAACTAAAGATATGAGTAATATAAAAAAGTTTTCGGAATTTGTAAACGAATCTTTAAATGAAGCCAGCTATTCAATGAATATTGGCAATGCTAAAGAAGATAAGATTGCTAGAGAATATGGTGCATCACAAATTGCCCAAATGGATACTGATGATGAAACGTATCAAGAATTAGGCCAAAAATTCAAATACATTATTGATGGTGAATCTTTAGAGGAGTATGACAAAACTTTTGATGATTTAATTAAATCATTGAAAAGAGCCAGACTTAAGTTTGTTAAGATAGACGGAAGCGGTTCTGATGGTACGGGTGAAATTGCATTTTAATAAATAATAACAATATGAAACATATAAAATTGTTTGAAGAGTGGCTGACTGACAAAAGTCAGCCATTTTTGTTTGAAGGCGGTGCAGCTGGTCATATGCAGCATCCATTTGATAATAAAGATTTAACCTTTGGGGATTTTAAGGCAATGGTTGATGCTGGTCTTAGAGGACAGTTAAACTTTGAAGAAGATCCTACTGAAAAGACTGACGGGCAAAATCTATTTGTAACTATACAGGATGGTAAAGTAAAATTTGCTAGGAATAAAGGACAAATGGCAAACCCACTAGATCTTAATGGTACCATTGATATGTTTACGGGGCATGCATCAAAGCTAGTTGAAGAAACATTTATCTTGGCTGCTAGAGATTTAGATAAGCTATTAAGAAAACTTTCACCAGCAGATCAAGAAAAGTATTTTAAGAATGGAAAAGATTTTATGAATATGGAATTAATCTATTCATTAAATCCAAACGTTATTCATTATGATAGAGATGTTATACAATTTCATGGAATAAAAGAAACAGATGGTAAAGGTAATATCATAGGTACAAATAATAAACCTGCAAAAGAAATAACAAGTATACTTCAAAAAGTAAAAGCTGATATTGGTAAAACATTTAAAATTATACCACCTAAAGTAATTCAATTACAAAGAGATTTAGATTTTACTGCAAATAAGAAAAAGTTTATTAATCAAGTTAATGCTCTAGAAAAAAGATATGGTTTAAACGACGGTGATGAAGTTTCAAGGTATCATGAAATGTGGTGGAGAGAATTAATAGATAAAGAATTTCCAACTCTATCTCAAGATGTTAAAGAAGGTTTACTTAGAAGATGGGCATACGGTGATAAGAAGAGTTTAAACATGAGATCTTTAGCTAAACAAGTTGGTCCTAAAGAAGCTGCGCTAGTTAAGAAGTTTGATAAAGAGGATGTTGCTAAAAAGTATAAAGAAAACATTAGACCATTTGAAGATCTGTTTTTAGAGCTAGGTTCTATCATTATGAAAAATGCTTCTAACTTCTTAGCTGCTAATCCATCAGGTGAAGCACAAAGACTAAGAAAGGAAATTGAAACTCAAGCAAGTAAGATTAAAAAGACGGGTGGTGTAGAACAAATTAAAAAGGTTGAAGCTGAGCTTGCAAGATTAAGTCGTATTGGTGGTATAGAATCAATATTTCCAACTGAAGGTATTGTATTTAAATATAAAGGTAAGATCTATAAGCTAACTGGTACCTTTGCTGCAATTAATCAGCTAATGGGTATAATTAAATTTGGTAGATAATTGTTAATAACTTTTTTAAAATAATTAGAGAAGTATGGCCACAATCGCGAAAAAT